AGCAGAGGGTACCGAATCCGATCTCTCGACTGATACCGCATACACCGTCAGCGCCCAAAATGTCGGTGATTACGCGGCAGGGTCGACAGTAACTTCAGGTCTAGTGACTTCAGATAACGGAATCGCATACGCTTACATTTTGCGACAAGGTCTCGTGGCTGCAATCGTACCTGTCGGACTAAAAGGCGTAACAGCGTTTACCCCTGCTCTCTGCGCCCCATTTACACTAATGGCTGGTGACAAGGTCCGAGTAATGAACAACACAGCTGCAGATCGTGAAGGCGCACTATGCGTCTACACATCTTCTGGAGTATCTCGAATCTTTGTTGTGACTCCATCTGGTGGAGCGACTAACGAGCTTGTAGATCTTCAGACATCCAACAGCATCGGAGACACTCTCCAGGGCCAAACAATCCAGAAGGCATTCTTCACGAGTGTCGACGGTGCAAAGATCGAAACCCAGGGCGCGTTTGTTGTAGACGCACTAGGAAACGTCGTTGGATCAGTATCTACTTCAGATCCTGCCAAGTATCAAGCGCTGTTCAGTTCTTGTGCAATTCCAGTGAATCTAAATTTCAAGGCTCAATTCTTGACTAACGCCTGAAGGTGATCTAGGGTGAAGAAGTCCACAGAACGGAAGCGCATCAAGCGCATGAGCGGGGATGCGCGAAGGCTTTTCCTTCATGGGCTAATTTCCGCAGCTAGTCTGGACAAGATCAAGACGGCTCTCAAAGGGGCCGAGAAGAAACTATGATGGTGTGAAAATGCCAATCACAGACTTCCTGGACAATGTCCCTCCTAACCCAGAAGGGTACAAACCATACAGGCCACCACCTCCTTCTGGTGCATATCAACCACCGGTTGTCTACCCACCATCGATGCCAGCGCCACCAGGACAAGCGCCAGGGCAATTCTCACCAATACCAAACAATATCTTTGGTTGGTTTATGCTAATGTTGGGGCTCTAATCATGCCATTACCAAACGCACAGAAAGAATCGCCCAGGGTGTACAAGATCCTGAAGATCAAAACTCTATCATCTGAAGCTCCTAATTCACTAACTCAAGCTACAATCGCTTCGGTTGGCAATCCTCTGAGCGTAGAAGAGCTTAACGAGGACGAACTTCGAAGGCTTGTCCTGGTTAACCTCGCGCGCCTAACATGCAAGAAAGAATGGGATGGGTTGCTAGGATGACTCTTCCAGATGCTACACGATCTGATCGTGTTTACCCTCTACTGCAAAACCTGGATCTCGAGAACCTGGCGTTTGCTACTCTCCAGGGAACTGGGGAGACCTTGAACATCGAAGAGATGAACGAGGATGAGCTGCGTAGACTTGTCCTGGTCAACTTAGCTCGTCTAACTGTAAAAGGTGAATGGAACGGGTTACTCACCGCAGGAAGTACTAGCGTCTTCAGTCCAGTGCTGCCTAGTGATACAGCCGCAGGCGCTCGCTACATCATCTCGCAGACTCCGCCCTGGGGATCAGCAGACATCGGGGCAACCTGGAACGTGTCTACTGCATCAAAGCCGTTCTACTATCCATTCATCGCACCAGCGACAGGATCGGTGACAGAGATTGGAGTGCAATTCACTACGGCAGCTACTGGCAACCTCTACGTCGGCATCTACGACACCGATTCAGAAGGAATGCCAAATGATCGGTTAGTCTATGCAACCATCGCAGTTACTGCAACAGGTGGAGTGTATCAAACATCGATCACCGGCACTGGAACCTTGACTGCTGGTTCACAATATTACTATTCAGTCAATATGGCAACTGGCGGTTCCGCTCCGTTCTTGATGGCAGGTACTACTGAAAATTCCCAGGGTCTAGGTCTAGGTGGCACAGTCAACCAGAACGGAATCGTCTTCTTTGATAACTCGGCGGTCGCCCTTGCGATCCCACCATCTTCCGCAACTGCGTCATACACTTATGCAGGTCAACAACGTCCCATTTGCAGCCTAAAGATAGCGTGATAATATGAATCGAACTGTAACCGTATATGATGGCGAAGATGTCATGGAATCCACTCAGGTTGATGTGACCTGGGAACAGGTTCGCGCAGCTAGAGATAAGGCTCTAGCAGATTCAGACTGGACAGCCGTCAAGGATCGCTCAATGTCTCAAGCCTGGAAGGACTACCGCACAGCTCTACGCGATCTCCCCCAGGAACACGCCGATGCTAACGACGCTGCTGACAACTGGCCACAACCTCCTGAGTGATGGGAATGCCGAAAGTCAAACCCGACAATGTGGTTCGCCATGAACTCGTCCTTGGGAGATCAGAGCGAGAGCTGTTTGACACCTTGACGACTGCTTACACAGTGAATCGAGTTGTAACGCCGATTACTAGTCTACTTTCTAGCACTGCAGGATTATTGTTGGTAGCTGGATTAGGTTTGGCATATCTCGAGAAGTATCTACCAGAGTATTGGCCGGATATGAACGACCAGCAATTAGGTGATTGGTTTGAGACTGAAAACATCGTCTTAGGTACTGCCGGTTTTGGAATTGGCGGGCTCATCGGCGCTCTACTAGGAGGGCCATTCGCTGCCGTCACTGGCCCGCTTGGCGCTGCAGCCGGAGGAGTCTACGGATCAGCAATACAAGAGGGCGCAGAAGAAGCTCAAGCTGCAGGAGTCCCGAAAGTACTCTCATATTCTGCATTTGGACAAATTGTAGCTAGCGCCAGGCTACTCAAGAAGACAATTGATGAGTTACAGAATCAATGAAAAAAAAGTACCCTCATAGAGGCTGCTCAAGGGCTTTCGTGAATGTCCCGAAGGTAATCCATCCTTTCTCCCTCGGTTGCTCTTAGATCGCACCCATTGGATGTTTTTTCGAGTCTAGGCATTTCACACACGCAGGATTCAACAGGATTGCCACAAATGAGGCAGATGTCGATGATATGGAGGTCAAAGTCCTCTGGAACTCCGTCGAACTGTGGATCTTCATCTTGCCACTCGATCACGCGGATTGTGTCTTCTTCCTCATCATAGAGAACCATCTCGTGATCGAGCCAAGCTCTAGGATCGTAGGAATACCAATCATCATCGTCAGTCATCGGCTCAACTCCTCAAACCTACATAGGCCACATTTAGGCAACCATATTTTGACGGATGCTTTTTCCTTTTCACACTTAATGCACCTCATTCAATCACCTCGCATGAATGCCTTAGCACACAACTTACAGACGTCATAGGGCGGCCACATCGCTTTGTTATCGCAATACTCATGTCTGCAAATCATTCTTTTCTCACCCTGAATTCTTCTAATTCTGATGCCCGCGTGAAGCCTTCCTGTTTCCTGGGCCTACCCATCGCTGCGTTGCGTCGCTTCGCTTCTTCCTGGAGCGCGTGCAGTGGCATGTACGATGGCCGGCACATTACCAGGGATCGAGCGTGCCTGCCTCGTCGCCCTGGCTTCCTCCAGATTGTAGCTCTATTCCTGCGTCCGCATCCGTGACAGATCTTGTCGAGGCTCTCTACATCATCCTCGACGTTGTAGACCCAGTGACGTTTGCATTGCCAACATCTCCAGATGCCCCTTCTCATGCATCGATGGGAAATCTCTGGGACTATAAGAACTCCCCACAATTCAAAGTGGCTCAGTCTGCTTCTAAGAGGTCCCCATTATTCCCGAGGGTATAGGTTACGACCCCAAAACAATCACTAATAACGGTGAGAAGCGTGGGTGGTGCGGCGGGGTAGCGAAACAAGAGGATTAAGACCCGTTGCGGGCTGGATGGGGGTATGATGGAGACCCTACTCATCGCGGGCGCGTGTATAGTGACTATTTATGCTGGATTTTATCTGCATTTACGCATGTCTTTGCGGTTTATTGCTGAACAAATGGCGAATTTAGATGCAAAACTGGCCGAAGCTCTAACTTCTACGATTGAGAACTTGCCCCTGGGCGATATTCCTGAAGTAAATCCGATCCAGATGATGCTTATGCAAATGATTCAGGACAATATGGCAAAAAATCCAGCGAAAATCGTTAATCGATCTCCAGACGGACAGTTTGCACCTGAAAGTAGTCCTGAAAGTGAACAATGATTATTAGCGAATTGATTCACCGCTTGAGAATATGGCACGACGCAAGAAGTCAAAGAGACGACGCGGTCCTAAGATGTTCAGCGTAATTTCAGCAATCGAAAGTTACGCTTATGCGAATTTGCTCACCGAAGGATTAGCTGGAAATTCTCCAGTTGGATTCATCACTGGTGGATCTGACATATCATACGGATCAAGCAACGGAGCAATGACAGTATCTGGTGCAGGTCAACTCTCGCTTTCAGAAATTATTACTCACCCTACAACTGCATTTACAGGAATGCAAGCTAACTTCATGCAGAATTATCAAACGATGGCAGTCCAGGCAATTGGAATTGGTGTCGGATTCAAGGTAGCGCGCAAACTTCTACGCAGGCCGATCAGTAATGTCAATCGAAACATCATGAAGCCGTTGGGGATCGGCATAAAACTCTGAGGTGATTATGAATGGCAACAAATACAGTAACAGGAGTCTTAGTCTGTAGCAACGGAACGAACATTCCACTCAAAGGCGAGTTAGCAGAGGGTACCGAATCCGATCTCTCGACTGATACCGCATACACCGTCAGCGCCCAAAATGTCGGTGATTACGCGGCAGGGTCGACAGTAACTTCAGGTCTAGTGACTTCAGATAACGGAATCGCATACGCTTACATTTTGCG